TCAGTCGCTCATCTTGTCGTAGCAATCCGGGCAGGATGTGCCCAGGCTGGCGTTCATGCGTTGGCCAGTGGGCACGCTGTGTCCACAATCACATGATACCAGCTCGACTGGCGGGGCGGTGCGCTTGCGCCCGATGACGCCATAGGAGTGGTCGTAGTAGTAGTTTGAGGACTGGCACCAGCGAACAGATTTACCGCTCTCTAGCAGGGCGATGATTTCCGGCTGAGTCTTGCCCTCGATCTGCATCGCGCCCTGGATGGCCCTTTCGAGGGTTTCCGGCGTGGGCTGGTTCCATGCCTTGCCAAATGAGCCAACATAGCCATCGGTCATTGTCATGTGTTCAAGTTCCATGATAGCTGTCCTTTCAAGCAGTTTCGGCGTGCTGCGCCTTCATCAGGCAGGAGTAGTGTATCCTGCGACTGCTATCCCTGAGTCCGGGCCTTTTCGCCTGTTGGTGTGCCCTCGTAAGCTCACTGGCTTTCGGTTCGGGAGCGGCCATTGCTGGTCGCCGTAGGTGCCGGGGGAGCTATGCGGTTGGGAAGGTGCCGGTGTCTCTGTTCTTTGTACCCTTATTTTATCAGATGATAGACAGCTTGGGTATGATGCGCGTCATGTTGTGCAAAAACACACAGCACGAGTTTTCGCGACTCATTGAGGGAAAATGCCAGACGTTACCTTTATCGCCGCTGTCAACAAGGTGCAAACGCTGGCCGATGGGGGCCTGCGGGTGACGTTTGATTTGCCCGAGGATGCCATCGGCGAGGTTGCGTATTTGATGCAATACAAATGCGAGGGTGTAGCCGTGAGGGTGGAGTGTACGCCAGTTGTGGCCGATAATGCGTTTACATGGTCGGGAATGACGGGCCTCGTGCCGGTGTTGCAGTCGGCGGGTACCTGAAGTCGATTAACCGATGGTGGGGTAGAGGGAAGCAGCCCTGCCACGCGCAGGCACTGTAACGGCTGCGTCGCCAACTCGGGGCGCAGCCAGCCGGGCATAGATCGTAGGATAGGGGTAAAACATGAGTTGTCATTTTTGCGGCCAGGATCACGCAATGGCTATCACGCCATTCCCGCTCCTTGCGGCCTACGGCGGTGAATATTTCTGTCCGTATGATCCGAGCGGACAAGCAAAACTCACTATGAAAAACCCCGCTTTTCGGGTTTTGATCCGAGAAGGGCCGCGCGAGGCCGCCGCCGTCGAAAGGGCGCAACACATGAACCACGTGCTGCGCGCCAGGCGGGCCAGCCTGAGCGAGCTGCGCACGCAGTGTGAAGCGAAGATCCGGGAGTACCAGTACGCTATCTCGGAGATTGACCGCGAGTTGGCGGTTGGCTGAGAGCGCCAGGCCCATGTGCCTGGCCGCAGTTGCTCATGGGGCAGTTACCAGTTTGGGGCTGTCCCGGACAGGTAAGCCGGTGAAACGTACAGTGATAAAGCTGTGATGGCATCATAATGGCTAATAATCCAAATGCTATAGACAATCTGAAACCATTCAAGAAAAATGACGCACGCATCAACCGCAAAGGCCGCCCGAAAAGCTTCGATGCCTTGCGGGAATTGGCGCGCCAGATCGCCCACGAGCCTGTCAAGACCAAAGACGGCCAGCCCGTGGTGGTCGATGGGCGCGGCGTCACGACCGCCGAAATGATCCTGCGGATGTGGGCGGGCTCGCCGGACTTCCGCAAGCAACAGGGGTTCATGGAAATCGCGTTCGGCAAGGTGCCCAACGCGGTTGACATTACGTCCGCCGGCCAGGCGATTGTGGTGATCGGCCTGGGGGCCAACACGGATGCGGTATGACTTACGTCCTCAAGTCCGTCTCGCCGGCCCAGGCGCACTACACGCCGTACGGCGGAGCCAAGCAGTTCCTGTATTGCCATGATCCGCAGGTGATTGTGCACGGCCCGGCAGAAACCGGCAAAACCGTGGCTGCCTGCTGGAAAGTGCACATCGTCGCCAGCAAGTACCCGAAGGCGCAACTGGCGATTGTCCGCAAAACGCAGAAGAGCCTCTATGGCTCGGTGCTCCAGACCTTCGAGCGCGTCATCGCGGGCGCGCCGGTCGAGCCCTACGGCGGGCGTAAGCCAGAGCGCTATGAGTACCCGAACGGCGCGATCGTCTGGGTGGGCGGGATGGACAATCCCGACAAGGTGCTATCCTCGGAACGTGATTTGATTTATGTCAATCAGGCCGAGGGGCTACTCCTGGACGACTGGGAGAAGTTGGCGACTCGCACGACCGGCCGCGGGGCGGTGATTCCGTATCCGCAACTGATGGGCGATGCGAATCCTGGGCCAGCAAAGCACTGGATCAAGGAGCGGGCCGCCGCCGGGGCGCTGACGCTGATTCAGTCCAGCCACCGGGATAATCCGACGCTGTACGGGCCGGACGGACAATTGACGGTCCAGGGCCAGCGCACCATGCTGGCCCTGCAAGGCCTGACGGGCATCCGCCGTAAGCGATTGTTCGAGGGCCTGTGGGCCACTGCCGAGGGCGTCGTTTATGACATCTTTGACCCGCCTGTGCATGTCCGGGAGCGCGAGGCCGCCGAATTCAAGGCCTGGTACCTGGCCATGGATGAGGGCTACGCAAATCCGGCCGTGATCCTGCTGATTGGCGAAGACGCAGATGGCCGAGCGCACGTAGCCAGGGAATTCTATGAGACTGGCAAATTGCAAAGTGACGTCGTGGCGACGGCGGCTGCCTGGTACAGCGAATGGCAATGTTCAGCCGCCATCGTAGACGCCGCCGGTGCTGGTCTGATTGCGGCGCTGCGGGATGCCGGACTGCCAGCAACCGGGGCCAAGGGGCGGGTCAACGACGGCATTCACGTAGTGCAAGATATGTTGAAAGTCCAGGGCGATGGCCGGCCACGCTTGACGGTCGATCCGGCCTGCGTGAACGTGGTCAATGAATTCGAGTCATACATCTGGAAGCCGGAGCGCGACGAGCCGGTCAAGGACAATGACCACGCGGCCGATGCCCTCCGCTACTATGCGGTGACGCGGGCCAGCCGGGGGCGGTCTGGCATCTGGGTATAGCACAGGAGGAGACGTGAAGCCAATCAGGTTTCTTTCGGAAACTGAGACGCTAACCGGTGACGGCGTATTTCCATTGCCGGTTTGCGAAATCTCAGGGATGCTCATCTCGCGGTGGCAGGTCGAGGATTGGCGGGAATGGTTAGCACTACTATTTCATCGCAAAATCTGGGTCTCGGTGCTCGGCGCCAGGTGTCCACCAATTTCGATTACGGGTTTTCAGGCGGCAAAGTTCGTTCATCCTGAGGCAGAAAAAACAATAGCACAGGAGGAGAAACCATGTGCGAGAAAATTGTAGGTCTGTTGTTGCATGAGTACGAGGCGCGCTTGAGCACTCTCGTCGACCGGCTAGAGGCTGATTTGGCAAAACTGGATTTGCCACGGGAAATCGAGACCAGATACATCGGCCCTCCCAGTGCTTTTGCTTGTATGGACACCGATCCCAAGCACTGGACGACCGAGGCGACTGGGGGTCTTGTCGTATTGGCTGGCTTGCGCCAATTCCGGGATGCCATTGGTAACGGCGTGGCACTATTCTTTGGCGAGGAGGCAACCTGATGCGCATCGGTAAGATCGTCGGACTGGTCTGTTTTCTGAGCCTGGTTGCCCTGGGCTGGTGGGTGCTGCTGGGTTATCCGCTGACCTGGCGCGCGGTGGGCGTCGGTGTGTTCTGGTTATGCATCGGCATCGCGGCGGCCATCGAGCCAGGTGAGTACCGCAAGCAGGGCAAGCCGTGAGGCATCATCTGAGTTATAGGCCCTTGCTCCCTGACATGCGGTTAGTAGTAGTCGGCGGAGTAATCAGGGAATACAGTCTTGTGGTCGTGTGGCTCTGGTGGGCCATTACAATTCCGTTGAGGACGCCATGAAACTCATCACGATCCGTAGCCAGATTCAGGATGTCGCTGGGCGCTGGGCGATTCAATATTACAGCACTAGCGAGAGCCCCTGGCAGAAGAAGATTTTGCAAGCATTGCTGGCCCTGGATACCGTTACGGCGACGGCCGAGGACGTGGCAGTTATCATCGGAAATCCAACATGGGTGCGCCCGCAGACATGCACTGAATGCAAAAACGAGTGGGCATGTGTAGTCGAGATGGAGCAGCCGGATTATGAGAGCGAGCCCGTCCAGTTATGCCGCGATTGCCTGGCAGAGGCATTGGCGCTCATGGTCTAGGCGAATAACATGCCACCGCCGCTGATTCTACCCGGCGCCAGCGTGACACTGTTATGTCAACACTGTCGTCGGCCATTGGGTGTAACGACGGCCGCCATGCTGCGGCTGGACAATGTGATCGTGCGGCAGACGCTTACGCTGGAATGCGCGCACTGTGGGAAACGCCGCCGCTGGCGGCCATTAATAGTATCGGGTGAATTGGACGCGCAGACCGCGGCACATTTCGCGGCGGCTTGGGCCGCGGAAGAGGATCAGCAAATACAGAGGCTTCCTAAGGGGGAAATTCCATGATCAATAAAAAGGCGCGCGATTACGCAAGCAAGGCGAAAAAGTCAGCGTCAACGACCGAAGCACAACATTATTCTAAGCTGGCCTTCGATGAATTGTTTGAAAACTGCGAACCCACAGAAAACGAGTTTGGCGCTTTTGCATCCATGCTGATTCTGTCGTCAGAAACGCTCTGGAAATTAGTGCTTGCCGTTCCGAGGTGGGCAGCCGCTGAGCAGAGACCTGTTTAAAACTGACTTGCGCAAACCGAAATGATGTGCTAGACTCTAGCCATAATTGATTCGCTGTTCGGCGACTGAGCGCTCTATGGAGCCACTTGCCGAGCATCCCGGGAGCTGAGCGCCCGGCAGTCATCGCGACTGCCGGGCTTTTCTTTTGTGCCGCGAGGCCGCATGAGTGTATTCGATCTGCTAATCCAGGCCGCCGGCTATGAGCGGCGCCCACAGTCCAGCGCGGCAAAGGAGGTCGTCGCGCCGTACACGTGGCCGATGTGGCGTGAGGGCAAGCCGGACTGGACGCCTTCGACGATGGCCGGCTTCGCCGAGGCGGGCTACAACACGAATGCGGTCGTCTACGCCTGCATCATGCGCAAAGCCACCTCGGCCGCATTTGCGCCGTTGGTCGCTTACACTGGTCAACGCGACGAGCCGGCGCGGGTGGCAGACACGCATCCGCTGGCGCAATTATTGACTAAGCCGAACAATTTCCAGTCCTGGTTCGAGTGCATGGAAACGCTCATCACCTACCTCGACCTGGACGGGAACGTTTTCGTCTACAAGGCGCGGGCCGGCCTGAGGCGGGGGCCAGTTCAAGCGCTCTACCCATTACGCCCGGACCGAGTGCGGCCGGTGCCCAAGGATCGGCAACTGTTGGGCTTTGTCTACGAGCCGACGCCGGGCCAGGTTGAGACGTTCCTGGCTGATGAGATCATTCATGTGCGCCTGCCCAACCCGCTCGACCCATTCGAGGGGATGGGGCGCGGCGCGTCACCGCTGACCGCCGCGGCGCAAGCGGTCGATGTGGACAATTCGGCGACCTCGTTTTTGAAACAGTTCTTTGACAATGCAGTCGTGCCGTTCGGCTTGCTCAAGACCAAACAGACGCTGGTTGACACTGAAGTCCAGCGCATTCGGGAGCGCCTGCGCGCCCAGTATGGTGGCGCCAACCAGTGGGGCGACGTGATGATCCTGGATGCCGACGCCGAATACCAGCGGTTGGGCTTGTCCATGCAAGAGATGACGTTCGGGGACCTGGACGCCCGCGACGAGGCCCGGATCTGTGCGGTGTTGGGCGTGCCGCCAATCGTGGCGGGTATCAAAGTCGGCCTGGATAAGGCGACTTACGCCAACTATGAGAGCGCCCGCAAGTCATTCTGGGAAGATACCCTGATCCCGAACGTCTACCGACGTTTTGAGGACGCTTTCAACAGCGCGCTGGTGGCCGACTTCGG